GGAAACCCTCCGTACGGTTCGAGCAGTGACGTTACAGGCGCATAGCCTCTTCACCGATTCGGTGACAGGAGGCTTCTAATCGGCCTGTTGTCATTTCTCGGTTTCGGAGGTTAGGCGTTCCTAACCAATCCTGCGAATTTTGCCGTCTACAACACGTTACGTGTCGCAATTACAGCGTTATGTATACCCACTTTTTGTTTTGGCGTGAACGATATTTCGAAAAACCAAAAACAGTGAAAAATAGGAAATACAAAATACTAGATTTTATCTAGCGACTACCTATAGTTGATCCAAAATAGGGAGTTGATGACACTCTGATCATCGACGTTGTCCCTTCAACATTAAAAAGGGCGGTATCCGATGCCGACAGGTACGAGTGACCACGGGGTTGATGATATTCCATAAATCATCAAATTTTCCTACCCATCACTCAACTATGGCTACACCAAATAACGACCCCACCCAAAGCGCATCGTTTCCAGAGTACGTTAATCTGGCAGTAGTTCAGGAGATGAGCTCAGAATCTATCATCTCCCTGGTGACCCCTGAGATGCTTGAACGCATCAATAGGGCCACCTTACCACCGGCTAGTTCGTCCTTTACTAGTAGGGAAGAACATCGGCAACTTGTTGCTGATGCTCGAGCCCATAATAAGGATAACTGGAAAGAGGACTGTGAATTCTTCGGGTATTACGAGACTGTATTCCCGTGGAGTGAGACATATCCTTTCGGCTATGACTATTACAAGTTTTTGGCCGATTTGATTGTCTTTAAAAGTACTGACATTGGAATTCTGATTCAGATCAACAATGTTCATTACACTAAGCATACCCTCTACCAGTTCTTGGAGCGGTTCTCGGTTGCTGTTGCAGCAGCTGAGCGCCCAGGTGGAACGCGAAGCCCATCCCCGAGTGAATCAGTTGTTGATTTACCCGATAACATGGGCTTTGACCCGATAGCCGTGTCGAAGTTTTGGGGTTTTCCAGACTTTGACAAACCGGAAGACTGGACGAATGCTGACTATAAATTTTTGATGATGGTTAGCACTAGCCCAGTTAGAAGGCTGCATCAGTTTGCTTCCTTCGTTTTCTTGGACTCCATTGAGCCACAACGTGGTGTGCATGGTCGAACTAACGAGGATCATTTGGATCTGGTCTATAATAGATCTCCGACTAGGAGTTCGAAGAGGATCAGAAAACATATTCGGAAAGTTCACCATGCTCAATACACTGACGATTGGAATGGCGTAGGATACCAACGCGCTAGAGCGCGTTTGAACGCTATTGCTCCGATTGAACCACAAGCTGGAGCTGGAATAGTGCATAGCGTTTCAGCGGGTCTTAAGGCCATCCCCGATCTTGTGGGACTTAAAGAGGAGTTAACTAAGATTAACAACAAGATTGAGCCACTAGATCTAGCTAGGGTTGTTGAAATCGTTGAGAATTTCAGGATCACGTTGCAAAGTGCATCCGATCGCAGCGTGGACTTGTCAGCAAGTGTAGAGCGATCCGTTGATCGGATCTCTCAAAGCTTGGATTCGAACGTCCAAACAGCTTCTAGCACAATAACTGGCTTCAGTGGAGCTGTCAACGGTATGTCAGATTCCCTAAACAGGATTTCTGAGCCGCTGAATTGGCCCGCTAAAGTCATTGAGTGGCTTAAGGAGCACTCTGATGAAGCTGCACTGATTGTTACGACGCTTATGTTTATTAATGGCGTTAGTAACACCAGTGATGGCACGTCCTGGCCGCTTGTTTATGGGTCAGGTATAGCAGCATTGTACTTTGCCTATTGTGTTAATATAAAACATGATATTATAGGCAAGTTTACTGCTTTCATTGTCCGCTATCTGGGCAGTGAGCCTGAACCACAAGCGTATAGTACAGATGTTCTTATTGAGGGACTCGCTATGGCAACCATGTTCCTGTTCCCGTTGTTCAGAGCGGAAAGCGTGGGACTGGCAACCAAGCAAATCATCAAGAGCAACAGCCTGTCTAAAGCAGCTGATACGATGAAAGGTATTTTTGATATCGGTTTGTCGATCATAGATAAGCTGGTTGAATGGGTTGGATGGCTTTGTGGTTATGAGTTCCCAAAACTGAAAGAATATCTGAATCCAGCTGCAAGAGAAGTGACAGATTTCATTGAGCGAACCCAAAAACAATTGGAATTAGCTCGCCAAATGCGATCTGATCATTCAACTATCGAAAGCTGGAGTACTCACGCAGAACTCCTTGAGTCTATTATGAAAGACGTCAACGAGTGGAGGAACAAGATTGCCAAGGACAGATCCATGTATTTGTATTCTCGCATAATCGAGAAACTATACTCGGATTGTGCCATGTGGGCGGCCTCCCTTCGAGAGGGAGTGCCATGTGGCACCGGTCTCCGCATGGAACCAGCCACATTGTTGTTCACCGGTAAACCTGGTATTGGCAAAACAGTCCTTCTCAATAAAATATTTGAGATGTTGATGCCGACCGTTTATGGAGTCAACCCTGATAGTGAAGCTTGTGAGGTGTTGCTTAACGACTATTCGAAGAATAAGAATCGTTATGTTTACACTAAGCAGGCAGGCAATAAATTTTGGTCAATGTACGCTAATCAGGGTATGATGAACATGGACGAGATCCTGCAAAACAATGCAGGTGAAAATATACCGTTGGAAGACCATGAGGTATTAGAATTCATCCGTATTGTGAATGAGAATCCTTGCCCCCTGAACATGAACTTGAATGAGGATAAAGGTAAGGTCCATTTCACCAGCAGGGTTGTAGTTGGTACAACCAATGTGACGAATTTGGATCCATTTATTAAAGGCATCAATTGTAAAGGTGCATATGTTCGTAGATGGAACCTGTTCGCTCATTGTCGACTATTGCCTGAGTATACCTTAGAGGATGGGACTATTGACAAAGTAAAGCTTAGGAGAGCCATTACGACAAATCCTATGCTTGAATACACGTTTCCGCATTTAACCTTTGATATCAAGAAATCTGTTGTTTCAGATGAGAACCTGGTTTACAAAGGAAAGGAAATGTGTGGAGTCCCATTCATGACTGTTTTCGAGCTTTTCTTGGAAATCTATAAGGACAAGTTGGATTCATATTCATTATTGTCCATGGATACCAAGAAATTCGAGAATGGTCACCCGGCATTGCGAGCACTTAAAAGTTTTAGGTGCCGCGAGATTACCCCACAAGCTTTTTGTGGTGAATGTCATGAAGTCTTTCGAAGTGGTGGCAGGATCAATGCTATCATTGACAAAGGCTTGTCTAGGCTCAGCCGCGACATTGACTTAGCTACGAAGGCCGTCCTTAAGCAAGAGTTACAGATCATCTTCGATTCGAATTTGATGATGTCGCTCAAACATGGTAGTCAAACGATGTTCTCGGCTATGACGGTCGATTGCAAGTGTACAGGTTTCTATAACGCTTGCAACGACGGCGATGTAGCTGGAATGCGTGAAGCCATGCGGCTTTTAGGCATTGAGGCTGGGGCTGAGAATTTCGCCAATGTCGGTTTTGGCGCGATGTTTGGTTCCTTTGTAGGCAATGAAATTAAGTCCTGGTTAGTTCAGCATCAGACTAACATTCAGCGGGCTATCATAGCTATCATTGGGATCTATGCAGTCGCCAAAATAACGAGCAAAGTCATGAAGCATTTCTTTGGGCAAGATGAGAAGAAGACACAAGTTAAGGGTGCAATTGAGTGCCAACTTCGTGATCTTCAGGCCCAAGAAGTGGGTGATCGAGTTGTCAATAGAAACGTTTTTGCCATTGATTTGGAAGGATCTAATGGCGAAACGTATGAGCTGGGTCACCTATTGTTTCTCGTCGGGACTATTGCTCTGATGCCAGCCCATTTCCTCGTCAAGATCAATGAGTATGCAAGAGATGATCCAAAATCAAAGATCGTCTTGCGCAGACTAGGAGATATGACGAATCACCAGAAGGTTTATGTTCCTTTAGGTGACTTTATGGAACAGTGGGATGGCATTACTCGAGTGTATGGCCAAGATACTGACTTAGTATCAGTTCAATTCCCTAAATTCAAATGTATGTCTATGCCATCATTACGTCAATACTTGGCGGATGACATTCAGAAAGGAGGAACGGGAATTGCGTACAGGGTGAACAAGGATGGCATGTCCATCTCTAGTCATTCCTGTAATTGGCGCATCGAGCACGAGATTGAGCCGTATTTTGACCCCGTGTCGAAGGATAATTACACAACAGTGAATACGATCCTTTACGAATGTCACGGTAAGTCAGGAGATTGTGGAATGCCTCTATTCCAGCAGAATCCGAAAGCAAGATGTCAAAAGCTTTTGGGTGTTCATGTGGCTGGAAGGCGAGGCCTACCAGTCTCTTATGCGGTTCAATTGACGACTGGTATTTATGACCTGATTGTTAAGCATTACGTTGATATGGGCTCACAACCCATCGTCAGCCAAGCTTACGAGAAGCCAGAAGATTTGTTGAATCCAGACTTCTCATTTGACGACTTGCCAGCAGTGCCAGAGTCGCTTCGCATCCCAGGGAAAGTTAATCTAGGGTATGTTGAGCCGCCAGCACTAGCCAGTAGATCGGCAATAGTCAGGTCACCTATATACGGTGCTATTGAAGAGTATCAGGCTAAAACCAGGCCAGCGAGGCTTAAACCATTCTTTAAGGATGGCTGCTTAATTGATCCAGCCATGATAGCAACTGCCAAGTATCACATGACTCTAAAGCCATTTGAGACTGGTTTGCTTAAAATGTGCGCGGATTTGTACAGTAATGAGATCATGAATGATAAAATTTCTGTTGCTCCCGCCGCTGGAAAGAATATCCTCAATTATGAGGATGCTGTTGCTGGCATACCTGGTATACGTGGTATCAAAGGTATTCCGCGTAAAACTAGCGCCGGTTATCCATACGTTAAGATGTATTCAGGTCCACTACGTGGCAAACAAGTATTCTTCGGAACTGAAGGAGATTACGAATTCGGTTCAGCAGAGGAGACCAAGCTACGTCAGAGGGTAGAATGCATCATAGCGAATGCTCGTCAAAATAAGCGACTCTGCAATGTTTTCATGGACTTCCACAAAGATGAAAGGAGGCCCAAGGAGAAAGTTGTAGCAGGGTCAACTCGAAAAATATCGGCTGCTCCAGTCGATTGGTCCATAGCCGTTAGGATGTTCTATGGTTCATTTTGTGAATGGTACCAGACGAATAGGATCCATAACGGCTCTGCAGTGGGTGTGAACCCATTTGGTTCTGAATGGTCGCTAATTGTTGACTATTTAAGGCCAGATAATAAGATTATTGCAGGGGACTTTTCGAACTATGATGGTCGCTTACCATACGAGGTGATGGTTTATTTCCTCGATTTTGTTAATGCATGGTATGGCGACTCAAAGGAGAACCAGATAGCGAGAGACGTTCTTTTCCAAGACGTTTGTAACTCACGCCACGTGTTAAACGGTGTGATTTATGAATGGGTTGGTAGTAACGCCTCAGGTAACCCACTGACCACAATCCTGAATACATGGTGTAATAATGTTTTGTTGCGCTATGCTACAGTTATGATATTGCGGTCTAAGGTTCCTGGCTTAAATGTGCGACAATTCTTGGGTTCAATCAAAGAGCATGTGCGTTTTATGTGTTACGGGGATGATAACTTAATCTCCGTTTTTCGCAAAAGCCCATATTTCGAATATTTGACTCAAGACGCGTACACGCAAGCATTCGCAGAGATGGGTCTGACTTATACTGACGAGGAGAAAGGAACAGATGCGATCTCACAAGATAGATCCATTACTGATGTTTCGTTCTTGAAGCGTGGCTTTAAGAAGAATTTCAGGGTAGCTGAACATAGAGATCGTTATGCTGCTCCACTGTCCATAAACACTATATTGGAATCCATTCAGTGGACCAAGTCCAACGACACTTCTCTTGAGCATTGGCGAGATAATGTCCAAAATATGATATTGGAGTTATCTTTGCACGAGAAGAAAGTGTTTGATGAGTGGGTGACAAAAATAGTGCAAGCCTGTCGGGAAAAGGAGAATTTTACTCCATACCCGTCAGACTATATCACGTGTCAGCGAATTGCCGCTGACCGTGAGGAGGAGACGTTGTGGTAATACACCACATAAATCCGCGCTAATGAATGGTGCGTAAAATGTGCGGTGTGGTGGACCAGTCGGGTGCCCTATTTAGGGTTACTAATCAAGGAACCCGGGGAGCAGCCCTCCTGAATCCTAGATGCACCAACGCACAAGTGACTGGGTCGTCATCTGTGTGTGTATATATGACCTGCTTCAAACAATAACACAAATAATGAACCAGTGGAGCTCGACACACTGGGGAATAACACAACTACCATCGTAGCAGATGGTAATGATGTCGAGTCTATTGCAGTTAGTCCTATAGATCCTAGTATAGATAGAGACTATGCAGATAATGCAATCACAGAGGTTAGTGACTATTTCGCTAAGCCCATGCCTGTGTTGCAGGGTAGCTTTGCTACTTCCAATGCGGTTGGTGATCAATTGTTTGGTCTTGACCTGTGGTCTCTATTTAATAGTCAGACCATTTGGAAGAACAAGGTGCAAGGGTTTTATAACATGCGCGCGACTGTTGTCCTGCGCTTAGTTATTAACCCAACACCCTTTCAGGCAGGTGTCTTACGATTGAGTTTCTTTCCCTGTGAGAGCATAATGACCCAGGAGGCCAAGGGACATTTGACTAATCGGATCAACATTAGCCAATTGCCTGGCGTCTACCTGGATATGTCTCGGAATGAGGTGACCATGCGAATTCCGTATGTCGCGCCAACGCGGTATATAGAATTGAGTACTGGATCCCCAGTTTCGTGGGGCAAGATATACTTGCATGTATTCGAAGTCCTACGTACTGGTACTGGGCCAACAAGCGTGAATTTCACGCTGTGGATGAGCCTAGAGGAGACAGAACTTAGCGGCCAAATTTTGCCTCAAGCAGGTAAGAAGAAAGCTAAGCGCGGTAACCAATCAGAGAATGAGACAAATGGGGGACTAGGCCCCATTTCAAAAATCCTAGACTCAGGGATAAACCTAGCTCGTGATTTATCAACCATCCCTGTCCTCAAAGGAGTTATGGGCCCAACGCAATGGGCTTTAACTGCAGCAAAGGGCGCAGCCAGCGCTTTGGGCTGGAGTAAGCCATTAGTGGATAGTGGCCCAATGAGGATGGTCTCAGATTATCACTGGTATTCAGTCAATTGCAATGCGAACTCGACTGCCCAGCCGTTGTCTTTGTTCACAGATAACAAGCTGGCTACAATCGATGATGCAGCTTTGGCTGGTCAAGACGAAATGTCAATAAATTTCGTGAAGAGCAGGTTATCCTATTATCAGTCTATACCGTGGAGTTATGTCATGGCTAGCGGTACCCAAATCTTCAACAATGAAGTGGGTCCGCATTGTTTCAACAAAACTTCCACTGATACAAGCGGAAATGGGATCTTGCACATGACGCCAATTGGCTTCCTTGGGGAGCTGTTTGATTTATGGCGTGGTTCCATTGAGATTGTCTTCAAGTTGGTTAAGACCGGGTTTCATACTGGAGCGTTAAGCTTCACATATATTCCTGGTCCCACACCAACTACAGTGACCTTTGCTGATACGGCATACCCGTATCGAGTCATTGTGGACATCCAATCGGGTGATGAAGTCTGTCTCAGGTTACCGTATTTGAGCCCAAGTGATTACTTGGAGCGCGGAGTATCAATGGGGCGATTCTACATACATGTAGTTAATGCGCTCCAGGCTCCAGCTACGGTCTCAGCAACCATCGATATCATGATGTTTGTTCGAGGTGGACCTGATTTAGAATATCAATTCCCGGTTTCCCCGCGTTATGCCCCCATTCTACCCCAAGGCTATGGTATTACCGATACTGGCGGTCCAGCGGCGTGTGACACACTAACCGCCAATGCGCCGCAGTACGATGTACTTAAGAGCCAGGTATCAATAGGTGAGCACGTGACCAGCTTGTTGCAATTGGTAAAGGCTGAATGGCCAGTAGCCATCGACACAACCGTGACGAATGGTGTACAGAATTTCTCTATGTTAGCACAGAGATTCTGGTGCCCTCAGGCAAAATCACCAACAGGTCTCACAGACCCACGGTTGCAGGGTGACTACTTGTCATTAATAGCTTCTCTCTATGCATTGCACCGGGGTGGGCTTAGGTATCGCGTAGCCAATACCACAGGTTCGAATAATCCAGTTCGAGCGATGGTCACTGGTAAATTTCACGGCCAGCCAGTCTTTGACTGGGGAGCCGGAGCCCTAAGAAGTATGATTAGGGGCGATTTCATAGCCTTCTCCGCTGGCGTAGCCGTGCGCATATACCAAGCTGAAGGTGGAAAGAACGGACTTAGTGTCCAGGTTCCTTTCTATCATAAATATAGGTATGCGCCAGTGCGCTTGTTGAGTGGTACGTCAACAGACAATTCTTGGTTTAATCCAGGTTTAGTGTTGACTGTGGCCGGCTGCGGTGGTGTCAATACTACTGCAAGCAATAACTTAAGTGCGATTCTAATGAGAGGAGCAGCTGACGATTTTCAGTTAAGTTACTTCGTGGGGGTGCCCCAACTTACGTTGTATTATGGATCGTCAGTACCTTAGTGGGTAAGGTGGATTAACCATTGTCGCCTAGCAATTGCGGCAGTGTTACGAGTTTCGACTTGTCTAGTTAATGGATATTTTTGTACCGGTGACTAGCCAAGTCATCGGGAAATTTTGTGTCCATGTGCTAGTAGTCTACTAGCGATTGAGCCCCCCTATGAAGGGTCTTAAATGAAGTCATTTTATAAAAGGTGATGGAGTTTCTGACCTGAGGGGAGCTCTTTAAGTCGCGCCTCGGA